CTGCTGTTGCAGTAATCAAATCGCCTTTAGCATCCAAAATTACAAGAGGGTCAATCGCAACCCATGAAAAGTCCATGTCTGTTCCAGATGCTTTAGCAAGTACCTGACCAGTTGTGCCACCTTTTAGATCAACTAAAGATGCATCGATTGAATCGCCTAGGGTCTCAATGGCTACTGCGCCATCCTTGACCAAGTCAGTGCTGGTCGGCACTGCCCAACCAAAGTTAGGGGTTGTTGTTGCCATTAGTTTATTACTCCGATCGCTTTAGACCACTGTAGTGTAGCATTTACGCCACTCCAAAGGGTATTGGTTGGGATTACTGTCGCCCATGTTGGGGCAATAAGTGAGAAGTCTGTAGGTGAGACATAGATAGTGGCATCAACATAAGTTGGAGTCGCTGCAAGTGAAATGCCCTCTACAAAGCCTGAGAAGTACCCCTCGAACATGTTGAAAGGTAGGTTAGTAATAACTACTGGCTCGCCAAAAAATAGGTTGATAAGGTCGTCTAGTTGGGCAGATGGCATTGTGGGGTTATCGAGTCTAAAAGTAATCTGGTCAAGCTGTGTTCTAGGTGTCGAACGCAAGGCTAAGTCTCGCTCTACAATATCCTCGACATCTGCAAGATAACGGATATTGGAGTCGTAGCTCTTTTGATAGCGACCATAGGTAGTAATTGAAGCATTGTCTGTAGCTGAATAGGTGCTGTTGTAGTCATTGCCATAGCGCACAATTTCACTATTGCGAATCTTGCCAATTTGTAGAATGGACTTAACGCTTGATGGCGTTGCGTAATTTGCGTCTAATTGGGTTGAGCCATTAGCTGCTAAGTAGGTGCTTCTATGATCCGCATCGGCATAGGAGATTCGCCCCTGCTTGTCCTCGTATAGCGTACCAAGTGCGCTGTCTGCTATTTGGGTCACTAAAGTCTGTGTGTTTCGCTCTGATGCACTGAGATTATCCATCTGATATAGCCCAGCATCGATTTCACCTAAGCCGACATTCTCTGCATTAGCCCATGTGGTTGTTGGATCATAATCAACCCACTGGAGTGTGGGTGCTACTTCTTGCCATTGATTCTCCAATAAATCTGACAAGATGATGCGAATCTGCTCACCATCTAGGTCATGAGCTACAGCTGCTGTGTATATGGCTTTGGGCAATTTAGCCAATGCTCCTACTGCAAGAATTGAACCAATAGTTACAAAACCCGTTTCTTCTGGGCTTCTAACTGAGGTTCTAAAATCTGAGACTGTGCCACCAAAAACAGGCACATATACACCAGCACTATCTTTGAGTTCTAATGTGAGGGAATCCGTTACATCAATGTCGAAAAGAGCATTGGTTGGGTTGATAATGTCCATACGGGCATAACCTGCTTGACATTGCCGATCAATGTCAATGCGACCCGTAGTAACATTAACAGAGGTTACATTTGTATAAACAGTAGTGCCTACTGTGATACGCCATTCTGGAAGCCATGTCATACTGGTAGCAGCAAACTCGATGTTCCACGCCCAACAGCTTGTCGAATAACATCTTCAACAGCGCGGGCTATTGTTTCTGGGTCTCCAATACCTGTATTTACAGTTGTTGCAATGGTTACGCCTGCTGGGAGTTGATTGCCTGTACCAGTTTTGCCTAACCCGACTGTTGATGGCATTGATGTTGTAGCTCCGCCAGTAGATGTAATGCCCAAAGATGTGTTAGTTGCCCCTGCAAATGGTACAAACCCGCCAAGTGCTGCTCTTTGTGATGCACCTAAAGCATTGAATGCAGAAGCTGCTGAACCAGCAAAAGACTTGAAATAACCTTCAAGTGTATCTAATTGCTGTTTGACAGACATAAAGTTAAAGTTCTTAAAAATATCATCTAATGGCTTAATGCCTGCAAGGGTGCTTACTAACTTCTCAGTATTCTTCTGAGCATCGTCAAGCAGCTTTGTGTATTTTTCAATCTGGCTAATGTTTTCAGATTCAATAGCCTGCATAAGCTTTAGACGAATACGATCTTCTTCTGAAATCCTACCCTTTAAGGCTGCCTCAATCTGGATTTTTTGTAGGTCAAAGATTGATTTAGCCTTAGCCAATTTTAACTGATCTTGAGCTGCTTTAGTCTGGGCTGCTGTTAGTTTAGTTATTACCTTTTGATTTTTAAGATAACTGCCAGATTGAATAGGGTTTTTGCCCATAACCGCTGCATTATCTTGCGCTCTTAATCGATCTAATTCATCTGCAACTTTATTGAAGTTTTTTATAGCAGTTACTGGATCAGTCAATAATTCAAAGATTGTAGGTACTGCGTTAGTAAATCTAATAAGTCTGCCAAAATCTACAATCAAGTTACTTACAGCTTCTGAGAACTTTTCAATATCAGTAGTGGCATTATTAAAACTGCCACTAGATTCTGTAAGAGCTTGGATTATGCCTTTACCAATTATCTCTTTAGCATTATTGCCTGCAATAGTTAGTTTATTAAGTTGTCCTGCGTAACTTTCAGCAGCAGAAGATGCTTGACCTGCAAAGAGTTCAGAAAGTCTTATTTGGATTTCCTCAAAAGATGAGGATGTTAATTCAGCCTTAGATAGTCCTACGCCTAAACGACCTAATGAGGCATTATTTCCAAGGTAGGCTTTCTGTAATCCTTGGCTGACTGTAGTTAAATCTTTTCCAGTACCAGCAGATATATCTAAAGCTAGGTTCAGTAATGTAGTTGCTTTACTGACTGAGGATGTGGCACGAAGCAACCTATCCATAGCAGGACGAAGTTGATCATCAAGAACGCCTGTTTGCTTTTCAAGATTGCTAATCATCTCATTGACATAGGCTGAAGTATTGCCAGTCTCAAGACCAAGATTTTTTAAGGTAATACCAAGGGAACGAGCAGCATTATCATCTTCTATAAACGCTTTGACAGATGCCTTGCCATAAGCAACTACAGCGGCAGTACCAAATGCCACGCCAAAGGTCTTGGCAAGACTTTTTACACTGTTATTTAATTTCTGTGTAGCAGTTTCGGCCTGCTTAAATCCTTTGGCATCAAATGAGGAGCCAATTTTAATCTGCTCAAAAATGCTCATGCAGCTCTCCTAAAACTTCCAGTATTACTGCGTGACCTTAATTCTGTTAAAGCTGTAGAAATTGCTTTATTAACAGCGCCTTCAGCCTTGCCTTGGTTCAAAGCCCAAGCCTTATAGATTAAGCGACCACGACCTTTAAGGCTTCCTGTAAGTGGTGGTAAAGCGTTAATAAACTGCTCACCAGCTTTGGGATTGCTAGAATGAGAATATCTTTTGCCTGCTTGGCCTTTTGACCCTACCCAAGGTTGGCCTTGAGGATTAGCCCGACCAGCACTTTCATAAATTGCACCAACTCTAGAGTTATTAAAAATAGAAGCCATTGAAGAAAAGCCTTTAGAGTTTTTCTTACCTACAGATGTGGTAAATCCAATTTTAGATTTAATAGTAGAAGCTGAGTAAGTTGGAAAACGGCCTTCATTAAATGATCTATCAGCCCAACCACTTAGCGGAGATACAGCAGGAACAAACCCTCGCGCTTGTCTAGCAATAGGAGATAAAGCCTTTTTCATTTCACTACGCAAAGTTTTTTCTAAATCTGGAGCAAAACGGCGCAATGCTTTACGGAGATCAGCGTTGCCTTGAAGTTCTATTGCTGGCATTTTGAATCTCCTTTGCTTCATCTTTAAGACCCTGCAACAAGGCTTGAAGCATTATTGGGTCTAAATCTAATAACTGCTGTGGCGCGATTCCCAACCTAATGCTCAATCGAGCTATTAAGTAGGTGAATGGATAATCGCGCTTTAAGCTAAAGGGTCTGAGTCTAAAACCTCAACACTCTTAAGTGTCTCAATAAACTCAATTCCAAACGGCTTAACAGTTTCACCTGATCTGCGTGTGACTTCCCATGCAAGCCAATAGACATCCGACTGCTTTTCATCTAAACGAAAAGCTTGGTGGAACCCTTTTTTAGCGTATTGCTCGAATGCATACTCCACTGCTGGAGTAATCTCGCCTTCAATAACGCTTCCATCTGTACGAACTATCTTTAGTCTTGCCATGATTAGCCCCTTTGTTTAGTTGTTTAGAATGTGCCTGTAGTTGCTACTGCAATGGTTGAATTAGCAGTAAATGTAATTGACATAGTGCCAATGTCTGCTACAGCACCATTGATGTCTGTAGTGTTATTGACTAGCAATGAAACAGTATATAGAGGGTTAGTAGCAGATACTGCTGTTCCCTTTGTCTGTAGGAATACACATGTAACTGTTGTTCCCCATGCAGCTTGAAGTGTTGCAAGGACATTAGCTGATGCTGTGTCGTTTAGGAAATCAATAGTTACAGTAGATGCTTCCAAGCCCTTAACGAACTTGTGTGCTGTGTCGCCCATTGCAGTGACTTCTAGCTCATCAAATGAACGATTGATTGTTACTGCTGTTACATGGTCAGAAAGATCAACAGTGTTAATCTTAACGCCTACATTGTTATTTAGAAATACAGCCATTAGGATTATTCCTCGTCTTTCTTAGTAGATGCTGGCTTTGGTGTTGGTGTGCTAACCTGCCCGATTTTTTTCAGGAAGGCTTCGTTCTCTTGTTCCCACTCGGACATATTAACTCCAACTCGTAAGGATTGATACGGACATCTCGCAGCTGAGAAGGTCTCCCGAAGCAGCATTGAGAACACTAGGCGCACTGACTGCGCTTACATTATAGGTCAAAGAAGATGCAGCAAGCTTAGCGAACACGCCACATACAAAATCTTCTATTCCATTGAGGTTGCCCTCATTATCGAAAAGTGGAGTCGTAATAATCAGCTTGAATGATGCCATTGGACTAATGCCAATATGCTGATTATTGGTAGGTGTTAAATAGGGATCATCGGGTGAAACAATGACTGAGTTAGCCAATACTGTGGCAGGCGGGAATGCAAAGGTTTGCCATTTTGAGTTATCGACTAAGGCTGTGGCAAGTGTCGTTCTAAGTGTAGTAATAGCAACTGGCATTATCCCACCATCGAATTAGGACTTAGCGCGTGAGCAATCATGCCCCGTACTTTTGCCAAAAGTTGCGCTGACATCCTGTACGGGGATGGCTGGTAATCGACCAAGTTAGAACCCGAAAGGGTAGCGGTTCTTGCTTGCCAGATATCGACAGCGATCATCAAAGCTGCATTCTGTATTGCTGTGTCCGTTGCATAATCGGTTGCTGTTCCTGCAACGATACCAATAGGTTGAACTGCGTGTGTGTTCTGATCTGCACCTACAGCAGCGAAAGAAATAGCGTTAGAGCTAATAGCAGTAATGGTTTTAGCCCCATTATATGGACTGCCATTTCGACTGACAGTTACGCTTTGACCCACAAAAAAGTAATCTAAAATGTTTTGTTCAAAATATAATGTACCTACATTGCCTGCAATGCTTTGATAAGTATTGTAAATCTCGTTCTGCCAAAGCATTGGAAGCAAAACTGCATCAGATGCGTCACAAACTTCTTGAAGGGTCGCGTCAGGATATAGGGTGCCCACGCCCAGCGTGGTGCGTAACTCACTTACTGAAGTTAATGCCATCCTGATTCCTTTCTTAAGACTCTGGGGAGTAGAGGGCTACTACTCCCCAGAGCGACTTAGAGTGTTACTAGATTACGCGATGTCTAGCTTGCGGAATGCTGTTGGGTAGCGATTAACTACTGCAACATATCCGTAGATGCCAATTTCAAGCTGACCATTTGCAACTACATTTGCACGAATCTGAAGTGTGCCTGATTCGTGGAATCGCATTGCAGCTGATGGATAAACAAGAGCGACCTTAGCGTTACCTGTGTTGCCTGTGTAGTTAGGATCAACCACTAAATCAAGTCCAGCAACAGTTCCCTGAGTTGAGCCTTGAGAAATTAAACCAGCAGCGTTCTGAACAACAGCAGCAGCGAATAGTGGTCTGCCGCTTCCATCAACAGCACCAAGTAGATTTGCATAATCGATATTTACATAACCGCCTGATGGTGCAACCATTAAACGATTTGGTGTAAATCGCATTACACCATAGGAATCTGCAATTCCATCAGCAATAGACTTGTAGATGGTTGCGCCAGTTGAACTGTCAGCACCATCAGCAGCAATAGTTGCTGCGTATGCATCTGTCTTCTGTGCGTAGCTTGCAGCCAACTCACGGAGATACAGGTCAAGGAAGCTTGGGTCTGAGCGATCAACGAGTTCCAAGTCGAGCTTTCCAGCTCCAGCGAATTTGACAACATTATCTTCTTGGAAGGTAACTGTAGTGTCTGTAGATGAAAACTCAGCACCTTCAGCAGTTAATGCAACTGTTGCCTGAGTTCCTAGCTTAGGAGTAAAGATTTTCATTCCGCTTGCAGGAAGTGCTGCGCGCTCGATGGAATCAATAAAAGGACGAGATGAATCAATGATACCGATTACATCTTTTAGATATGTAGGTGGAACCATACCTGTGTTTTCTGCAACTGTTGCAACCTGTAGAGCTGCCATTAGTTCGCGAGCATCTGCGTCACCGCGTGATGCGTTTAGTTGTGCCTTAGCATATTCGCCTGCTGTAACATTGAGGTTAATGCGTGGGTTTGTGTAATACATTGCGCTAACTGTAGGACGAGCAGCTTCAACTGCTGCTGCCTCTACTGGTGCTGCAACTGTCTCTGGAGTATTCTCCACAGCTGTCTCGCTTTCTGTTTGTGGGTTTTC